GGGTTAGATCGACATAACCCGGAGTAGCCTTAATAGCGTACCCCTCGACAAAGCCATTAAAAGAGCCGTTAAACATATTTATAGGTAGATCGTTAATTACTACTGGCTCGCCAAAAAACGCATCTATGAGCTTGTCTCGCTCGGCATCGGGTAGCTCTGAGTTATCGAGCCTAAAGGTAATGCTCTGTAGCTGCTCTCGAGGTATCGCTCGGAGCCCTAGCTCTCGAGTCATAAGATCCTCAACATCGGCTAGGTTATGTAGGTTAGTCGTAACGCTGCGCTGATAGCGGCCGTAGTTAGCGATTGAGGCAGCATCGAGGTCGCTAGCTTGACTATTATAATTATTGCCATAGTTAAATACTAAAGAGTTACGAATCTTGCCTATCTGTAGGATCGTTTTAACCGTAGACGGAATAGCGTAATTAGCCGATAGTGTCGTATAGCCGTTAGCTGATAGGTAGGCGGTACGGTGATCCGTGTCGGCGTAGCAGACTCGCCCCGCCTTGTCCTCGTATATCTGCCCTTGTGCGCTTTGTGCTATCTGAGCGCAAAGGTTATAACTGATAGCCGGGTCAGCTGATCGAGCGATCATTTCGTAAAGTCCAGGCTGATCTATCTCGCCTAGTCCTACATTTTCAGCATTAGCCCACGTAGTCGTAGGGTCGTAGTTAAACCACTGTAGGGCAGGAGCTACCTCAAACCACGAGTTAATAAGCAGCTCGTTAAGTATGTCGAATATCTGAGTGCCGTCATTTTCTTTAGCCAAGGCATCGGGAAAAAGGGCTTTAGTAAGCTTGGCTAGAGATCCTACGGCCAAGATATTACCGATTGTTATAAACCCGGTCTCCTCAGGAGATCGCACCGAGATACCAAAGTCTGATACCTCGCCGCCAAAAACGGGTACGTATGCACCGGTACTATTCTTAAGCTCGAGGGTAAGGGCATCGGTCACGTCAATATCAAACGCCGAGTTATCGAGGTTAATAATCTCCATACGGGCGTAGCCTGCGTTGCACTGTAGGTCGATATCATCGCGGCCCGTAGCCATATTTACACTGAGCACGTTATCGTAAACGGTCGTACCTACCGTAATCCTCCACTCAGGTAGCCAAGTGCTCATAGTATGTAGTTACCCGAGCCGCGATTAACTGAGGTACCTCGGTAGCTCGATTGGTTAAGTAAATCCTCGACGGCTCTAGCGATTGCCTCAGGATCTCCGATACCGGTATTAACCGTTAGCTCTATACTTTGACCGGGAAAGCCCATAGTAGGGTTATATCCGTAATTAGGTGTGGTCTCTGTAAGTGTAGGCATTTGAGATAAAGTCGGTAATACGCCAGCGATAACCCCTGCAGCTAAACCGCCTAAAGGCCCATTTTCTATAAAACTCATCGAGCGGCCTGTACCACCGCCGCCTCCGACGCCGCCAGTACCATTTAATGCGTTTTGGTATTCCTTAAGAGCTGCTAAGCGCTGATCGTCTGCCGCCTTTTGTGCTATAGCCACGCGGTCAATCATTGAAAGCTCGCTCGACTCGAGCAAAAGGTTAGCGGTAGCGGCCGCACTATAGGTTTTACTAATAGAGGCTAAGCGGGCTATCTCTGTAAGTTGGATCTGTACGCGCTCGTTATAGGACTCTTTAGTAGCTAAGGTACCTGCAGCCGTTATAGCAGCGTTATATTTCTTAAACGCCTCCTCGCGTGCAAGCTCTTTATCGCCCTCGGCCATACGGCTACTGTTAATAACCTTTAGCTCTGTAAGTAGCTGAGTATTAAGAGATCCGAGCGTAGCGTTACTAATATCGGTCACGCCGGCTAGACGTTGCATATCTGCGTTTTTCTGAAAAGCTGCAAGCTCGCCTATTTTCTTTAGAGCCTCGTCGCCTTTATCCTGCTCGATAAGCATAAGAGCCTCAAGGCGTAGCTTTGTCTCTTTGTCGTATGTAGCCTGTAGCGCGGCGGTTAATGAGATACGGGTACTATCAAAAGCGGCAGCCGCCTTAGATAGAGAGATCTTATTCTTTTCCTCCCTTGCGGCTTTAGCTGCTAGAGCTAGTCTTTCTTTTTCCTTTTTAATACGATCTCTTTCGATCTTGTCACGCTTGGCGATATTAGGATCTACTGCCCTTGGTCCAAGAGCAGAGCTAGGATAGCCGCCCATACGTACGGTATTTTTTTGTGTGTTTCGTTCGGCTATTCTTTCTGAATTAAAAGTTATGCGATCTATAAAATCGGTAAGATCGTCGGAAAATCTGTCTATATAGCCGTAACTTTCAGTACCAAAATTGGCAACGGCTTTACCGAGTTTTGCTAATTCTGTAATTACGTTCGAGGTATTTGTAGCAAGTGTTGCCATAGACTCGGCTAAATCTTCGGTGGTGGTATCTCCAGCTAAGATCATAAAAGCATCTACTAAGCTGCCGCCGATGATTTCTTGAGCATTATCTGCAGCCTCACCGAGTACTCGCATCTTGCCTTCGTAAGTGTCTAGCTCGTCGCCTGCAGCACCCTTAAAGGTTTTAGTAAGTAAAGCTAAGCCGCTCTCAAAATCGAGAGTTTTTAACTCGGCTTGGCTTAGGCCAAGGTTATACTTTTTTAGTCCCTTAGTATTTCCCACGTATAGCGCGGCGAGGTCCTGATTTACCGTAACTAAATTCTCACCGGATCCGGCAGCTATATCTAAACTTGCA